GACCACCCACAACCAAACCTGTTATCCAGACAGACATTACTCCACCTCTATAAATTCATTCATAAAATCATCACCACGCTTATCCGTAGCAAAGCAATTCACCCATACCAAGTCTTCTAATGCACAGATGGCCCGTTGAGAACCTGCTGGCGCAATAAACACATCACCCGCTTTATATTCACCTACAATCTTGTCATCAGCCACGTTAACCACCTTGGCGCGGCCTTTCGCAACAATGTTGATCTGCTCATATTTGTGCTTAGCGCCTACGATCATTGTGTTTTTGTGCATCTTCATAACGCGAGCATAAGACCCGTGGGCATAATAATGATCTGTTTCAGGCTCATACGGGGCGGCATACAGGCCATCACCTAAGTCAGTGACACCCTTAACAGCCTCCATAGACTGTTTGATAATATCTACGGCTAGGGTTTTCTGCTCAACTAAATTCATCAGGTCAATGTAATCTCAAGTGTCACCACACATTGAACAGTGTTCGTGCTGGCCCCATCCGTTTCTATCTCAATAGCCGCGCCTGCACTAACACTATTTGCCGCTGTTGGGGTGGCGGAGTCAACATCACCCGCCGCCGACCCCGAGAAAGCAACCGTCACCGCGCCATCGGTTACAGATGTGCCGGAAATCTTCGGCGTGATCGTCGCATCTGCTGTGGCAATAGCCCCATTAATCACCGTGTACACATTTGTAATGTCCCCCGCGAAGGGAGACACCACGTAGATCTGACCCGCAGTGCTAATGTCCTGTATCGTCGCTGTGAGCGCAATTTTGCGCCCTGATAGGTTAGCCCATCCTGCCTGGTCTACACCTAACGTGGTCCTTGCTGTAGCCGCATCCGCGTCATCAACCAAACTGGCACCAAACGCGCTGATCGTTGTGCTTGCAGGCAAAGACAGTGTTTTAATATCTGCATCAACCTCAGAATCCATTAAGGCCCCGGCAGCCTCTACATTCACAGCATCCGTCACATCAGCAGACGCCTCTATGCCTGATAACTTGCTTTTCTCAGTATCCGTGAACGCATTGGTATCAGACTCAGCCTCATACAGCGATTTTATCTCTGCGCCGCTTTGGTCCCTAGTCGCGTTAGTCTCAATACCAGAAAGTTTGGTCTGGTCTGCTACGCTGATGAATTTATTAGTCGACCCCTCGGTTATATCGTCACTATCCCCTCCCAAATCAGAAATAGTGTTGACCGTTGTGCCTAATTCCCTGAGAAAAGACTGGAAAGCCAGTGTCGCCTTACCCCCTTTTGTGACCAGCGCATATGTGAAGTTTAACGGTACTTTCCTAGCCATCCGCCTCTATCTCTGCATATGCGCCATAAATCGCTCTAGGTGCAGGGTCTGAGATTAAAAACCTCACATGTAACCGCTTGTGCTGGCCTATCCGCCTCCACTCAGCAGATGCGCTGGTATCCCCTACCGCGCCCAATGTGGAGTAGCCAATGGTGCGCCATGTAGACCCATCATTGGATATGTCTAGTCTAACTTTAGTCGGTGAGCCTAAAACACCAGTACCGCGTTCAGCATCCAACTCGATCTTATGAACCCTGAACCGACTGCCCTCGTTATGGATGACAGGGAACGCAACCTCTGCAACCATGTCAGTGTCGTTTTCCGCATAAACCCCGGCATCCAACCGGTAGACATTCCCATTTTGGTAGTCACCAATCAGGTTTAAGCCAAAAATCTTCTCCTGGCAGCAGCCGCGCCAGAAATTTAGATTTAAAGACTTCCTTTCGTGCCACAATTGGGTTGCAGCATCATAGAGATACGTACCGACAGACGTGTTTAAACAGTAGAACTCATGCCCCTCAAACACAAAACTCATCGCCGTAGATGTGGAGTACACATCCTTAATCGCCTGTTCGACCTCATGCGTAGAAATACGGATAGGCGCATAGCCATCACCCAGCCGTCGAACCACCCCATCGTCATCAACAAAGAACACCGCGTTATCTATTCGCGCGACGCTGTATTTTGATCCACACCCCTTCTCAGTAATCGCACCGGAGATTGCCTCAAATGGGAAATCAGCGTTACCCGTATTAGCCCAGGGCTCCATGGTCTTAGAGCCAAACAGCAAAACCTCTCTATGGTCTGTGAAAACCCTAACCAACTTATCTGGATTAGACTCCGCTGTAGCAAAGTCCAAAGCATCAAATGAATTCCCGTTGTAAATAGCGCTGATGAAAAACCGCCCGGTATCACGCTCTACAAACAGAAAGTACCCATCCAGAAACGCAACGCTCGACGCTGCTGGGAAGTCAGGGTCTGTGATCTCGTTTAAACTGGTTTCAAAAATATAAGTTTTGTTATTCGTAACAATACACAACTCAATGCCGTTTGTGGCCATAATCACAGGACCGGACCCGGTAATCGTGCCCCGGTTCGTGACCACAGTCTCTGTCGCCTCATACAACGTATTACCGCTGACAACGTATAAGCGCTCGTTGTGGGCTTTCATGCCCCGTATAGGGCCTGTGCCCAGGGTATCCCATAGCGTTAAGCCTGGGACGCTGTGGAGCGTTATGGGGGATAATCCACTGGTCTGCTCGGCATACATGTTAACCAGGCGCTCAGCATTGACCTGAGATGACTTGTTCCGCCCATACTTATAGGCGATTTCCAGTCTCATAGACGGTTTAAGAACAGGTTATTGGGCCTGAAAATACCCTGTAACATCTCAGGCATCTCCAAGGTGTCGGGATCGAGGTACTCACGCTGTAATTGGTTGTAACTGTTCTCCGCCAATGCCACCAACGCAGGCGGGGGTTGAATGCCGTACTCAGGCGCTAAATGCATGGCCAGAATATACCGTATAGGGCCAATCTGACTTTCTGGTAACGGCACAGTCTCAGTCAAACTACCCGTAATGTGCTCCAAATCAACAGAATCATGTATCAGAGCGTGCATTAACTCATTAAGAGTGTCTAAAGCCGTCAGCGCCTCGTTACCACTGGCAACATCAGACCCTTCCAACACCCCCAACGATCTGAGAGAACGGGTAATTAACTCTGCGTAAGTGGTCATTTCTTCCTCAGTACAAAAAATAGGCTACCACCCATAGATTGAGTGCCTAAAGCCTCAAAATCACCCTTAAATATGTCGCGATAATCCGTTAGCGGCGTATCACCACCATCGTCGTAGTTATCACGGTTTAAAAAGGTGAGCGTTCCCTCGTTGATTATCCGAGTATGCCCAGGATCGCCCCAAGCCCACACCCCATCCCATGACGGAGTAGACGCCATCAAGCAGCCACCCGGCTTTAAGATTCTGTGAATCTCGTTAAAAGTGTCAAAAAACGACACATAATCGCCCTGACTGCCCAGATGCTCCAAGACTTCATAAGCGTGGATTTCATCAAACTGGTCAGCATCAAACGGCCAAGGCGTTTTGTTTAAATCGAACACAACATCCGGGTTACAAGCGGGATTTATGTCTAATGTGATGAGGTTTTGCCAGTTTTCTTTAGCAAACTCAGGCTTAAGCCGCTTTTTGCGGTTATGCCCACACCCTAAAAGTAATTCTTTGTAGCCGCCTTGCGGTTTAAAATCTGCCTCAGCCATCAAAACTACCCTCAAATCGCTCTGCAATACGTGCCTTTAACCACCGCCCCAAACAAGCAAATATTTCTACGTCCACTTGTTCACTACGCAGGAATGAGCCAGAGAGTGGCCTGTTTATTTCCTCCACCAACACCTCCCCCGTAGGCATCGTCATCATTGCGCTATACCTGCAGTCATTAGAGGATATTGTTTCCTCTTTTGAATATTTGATAACTAACTCATGCTGCTTTGTTTCTGTGAATACAGCCGTTTCTTTGCCTGACTCACTTTCCCACTTGCTCAACTCTTTCATTTTCTTCCCTCTCATATTCTTCAACCTGTCTATTCATAAATTGATGCCAATTACATTCGTAACCACCGTGCTTAAAATCAAAGTCCGGCCACACATGAATATAGCGCTTATACCGCTCCACGTAATCATCACACCACGCAAAATCTTCACCCATGAACCGTCCATCGTCCATTAGGTAGGTGTATTCT